GAGTAGTTTGAGTTCCAGTAGCGTATGTGTATTCACGGTATCCGTAACCACCGGCGTAGTTACCTTCGTTACCTTGCCAACCCTTTCCTAGCTTTGAAATCAAACCCTTTTGCTGAGAAAAAGATGAAAAAGAAATTCCAGGGTTGGTCTCTGCTTTTGTAATAAAATTAAATAGTCTTTGACCATCAGCAGCGGCTGTTGCTGTACTATCGTTATAGAATACTGCGGTGTTTTCGTGGAAATGCCCACCACCACCAACAGTTGCTTGTCCTAGACCTGTGCTGGTGCTAGTTGCCCAAGTGTCGTTAGACATATTAAACTCATAGTAATTGTTTGTAGCGTTACCGCCAGAGATATACGTAAGCCACCCGGTGCCGTTGATGTCGTAGTAAATAGCAGATTCTGAGTCATTCATAGTTCCAGGCGCAACTCCTGGTTGAGTTTGAGTAGTAAAGTTTTTTAAATGGAACTTAGAGGTCTTGTTGTAGGCGCCCATACCTTCGCTACCAGTACCGTTGGTGCCGAATACATACCCCATAGTACGGCTCATAGAGCCACAAACGTAGCCCCCCGCTTCATTCATAATGTCGCCGCGGTTTACAGGTTGTTCTGTAGCCCAAGAGTAAGAGTTTACGTTACGCCAAGCGATTCCGTCTTTATACCCACCAGCTACATAGCCAGTAGTAATAATCTGACGAGTTAGAAAAGGTAGGATGCCTCCACGCTTAAAGCGTGCCGAAAACACTCCATTTACAGAACGTTGGGCTCCGAGAATTGGCATTTATGCTCCTATTATCCGAAGTTAGGGCTTGCGTTACCTAGGGCAACGTATGAACCACCTCTACGAACTAATGTAAAGTTGAAGATGTCAATTCTACCAGAGGTAGATGTTGGGGTAGGAGTTATTGCTCCAAACCATCGAATAGTGACGCCCGATCCGTTTACGTTTAGCGTAGAAGGTATGTAACCAGTTCCGCCCTGAGTTACAAAGCCGGTTACAGTAAATGTACGTCCGTCTGTAGTTGGGGCGTTTGTAATGTTCCAAGTCATAGCTCCACCAGGAGTACTAGTAATCCAGAACACAGACCCTAAGTTGTAGTTTAATGTCGCGGCGGTTAATGGGCTTCCAGTTAAAGCAACGTCTACAACGTCCTCAGTAAGCTCCTGCATACGAAGGTTACCAAGAATAGTTACATCACCGTTAAACGTTGCCGCTCCAGTTACATCAAGAGTTCCACCTACAGTTGCGTTGTTAACTCGAGCACTTGCGAATTCAATACCAGCTTGCGCAAAGTCTACTGTTGTTGTTGGCTTAATTACTGCCTTAGTAAAGGCCTTAAAGATACCGTCAGAAGCGTCACGAACAAAACCGGCAAACTCACGACGAGCAGCTACAGAGGTTCCACCGACTGGTGATACCGCAGCAGAAGTTACGTTTGCAGCTGTTTTAGCGTATGTAAAGGTTGTTGATGTAGGAACCGCAATAATTGAGTAGGTTCCGTTAAAGGTTGCATCTACGCCAGAAACTACTACAACGTCACCAGCACGGTATGTGTGAGCTGTTCCTGTAGTAAGTGTTGCTACGTTAGATGTCAGAGCCTTGTTAGTCACTGTGTTAGTAATTGCAGAAACTGTTGTAGCGTACTCAACAACTAGACCCTCATCAAGAAGATCTGACTGGTTACCCGCACCAGAGAAGATCATAGGCTCACCAACAGATAGGTTGTTGGTTGTTACAGTAGTTCCAGCACCACCAAATGAGATAGTACCGACAATAGCTACGTTACCCGCAATGTTTAAGTCACCTTGAATACCAACGCCTCCGACTACTGTTAGCGCACCAGTTGAAGCGCTTGTAGATTCGGTAGCAATTTCAATGTGTACGTTCTCATCAGGGGTAATAGACATCTGCTCGTTGTTTGAGGATAGACCGCCGGCTGCAAAAACAATTTTGTTTTCTGATCCTGTGTCTCCTGTAGCTAACACAAGGTTACCTGCGCCTGTGCTACCAATTGGAGCGGTCATAAAGATGTAGCCATCGTTAGGCCCAGTGATTGTAAACTCTGGGTCAGCAAATGTTGAAGATGTAATACCCATATCAATGTATCCAGAGAAGTCTGTTCCATTATCAGGATAGGCAATAAAGTCTGAGGACGAGTCTGTACTTGCGCTTGTGTTATGAACAATTAATTGAGCATAATCATCAGCTTCAATTGTAAACACTGACATAGGGTTAGTAAACCCTGTTACCGCACTTACATTTAGTCCAGAACCAGAAGCAGATGTTGGAGAAACGTCAGTGCCTGGGTTGGCATAAGTAAACGTAACGGCAGTTGGAGTGTCTAAAATTTCTACTTCGCCGTCAAATGTAGCGTCGTCAATATTAACAGTTACAAACTGAAATGGGCTGAAGCCGTGAGCCGCAGCGGTTGTAATAGTAGCTACGTCGTTGGTTCTTGCCTTTAGAGACGTGCCTTGAACGTTAGTGCCAATATCCTCAGCGATTGCTTTCGCGTCATCTCCTACGAAAATCAACGACCCTGTGTCAACCTCTAGACTTCCTTCGGTGCGAATATCTCCTGTTGTGTCAGCAACAGTAAATTTGTTTGTATCAACAATGATTCCGCCGTTAGCGTTCAAAGCGCCAGTAAGAGTCGTTACCCCTGTTACATCTAGCTTACCTGTTGTTGAGATATCTCCCTGAACAGTTGCTGTTCCTACTGGGCTTACTGCAGCACCAGCAGAAGAAACAGTTGAGGTTGCATAACTAAAAGTATTTGTTGTAACTGCTGTGACAGCGTATCCGCCACCATTATATCCAGCGCCAACATTAGTAACACTTACGCGGTCACCAACATCAAAGTAGTGAGGGCCATCAGTTGTTAGGGTTGCAACATTTGAAGCAATAACCTTGTAAGTAACATCGATAGATCGTGATGTTGCGGTTACGCTTCCCTTAACGTCAGCATCGCCGTTTACTGTAATATCTGAGCGAGTAGTTAAAGTTGTAAGCGTTACGGCATCAGTCCAAGCAGTTTGGGTGCCGTTTGTTGTAAGAACTTTAGTTTCGTTATTTGTTTGATCTGGGTACGCACCGTCAACAAAAAGATTCCAATAAGTAATATCTGTTGGGGCGTTTCCAGTCGTACGAAGAATACAAATATATGCGGAACCACCGTAGCTAACTACGTCGCCTGGTTGGTATGTTGTTCCACCGGCGTATGCGCCTTCATAAGTAAGGCCGTCAACAATAGTTGCCCAGTAAGTTCCATTAGGTGGTCGGTTTCCTGTGGAGTCTGCAATACATATAAAACCTTTAGCACCTTCAGTTACAAGGTCACCAATTTTGTACGCTGTGGAGTTGTCGTAAACTCCCTTGAAGTCAATGCCTTCAAGCATCAAATCCCAGTGGGTTGTTGCTGTTGGAAGGTTTCCTGATGCTTCTAGCGTGTTCTTGTATACGTAGAGGTTACCACCATAACGAACTACGTCATTTAGTTCGTAAGCAGTAGACCCAGAATATGTGCCCTTAAAGACAAAACGCAGTTTGCCCAGATCGATAATCTGTGCCATTAATTAACCTCCATGTATAGATGGTCTGCAGACCAAGACAGCTTTAGTAGGCTTGTAGTCCAAACCCAAACCTTGTAGTCATTATCGCGCAAAATGTTCTCTTTTGGTAGGTCAACTACAGACCCATCATTGGAATCAATTTTATTTATAGTAAGCCGGCCCGTAGTTGGGTTTAATTTCCACCCATAGAAGGTCTTGTCACCAATCTCTTCAATAGTAGGGTACCCACCGAGAGCACTTGCTAGGGGTAGGGTATCTCGTGAGTCCGCACCAATTACGGTCGCTCCCGTAAGATCGGAGGGGTTAGCATATCCTGGCATTTAGTCTCCTATACCGTTGCTACTTGATCGATACCCTGTATGTAAAACGCGAGGCCTTCTGAGCCGGCAACTTTTACTACGTCAGAGGGGTTTACACCAAACCTAAAAGTTTCATACACATTAAATCCCGATACAGGTAGGGAGTAGGCAATTATCCCGTACTCAGCCGTAGTGGTAGCTCCGGAGGGAATTACGTATACGTAGACCGCTGCGTCAGTTGAGTGGGTGTTTGCCGCTATTACAGATACTAGATAGTTATCGTCGGCTGTAAATAGCGTGGTACCACTAGAGCCAAAAGCTACCTCTGTCGTTAGCTTAGTTATTCCACGACGTTCAATCGCTGCCATTTAGAATCCTAACCACCATGTCGTTGCTAAATCTGCACTACCAGCTGTACCAGTACCCGCAGGTCCTGTCGGTCCTTGCAGACCTTGCGGACCAGTTGGTCCAGTAACTCCGGCAACACCAGTAGGTCCTGTAGGTCCAGCAGGGGCTGCACCTACTTCAACCCAGTAGTTGTCATAGTATATGAAAGCCTTACCAGTTTCTGGGTCAAACCAAGCGTCTCCTGAGTTTGCTGATACTGGAAGAGTAGAGTAAGCAAAACTTCCATACGGACCTGTAGGTCCGGTAGATCCCGTAGGACCGGTAGGTCCTATAGGAACCTCTGTTGTATGGACGTGAGTTAGCGTTCCATCTCTAAAGCGAAGAGTAAATGTATTGGTTGTTGTCTCCGCCCAAAGCCACAGTTCAACTAAAACTCGTTTGGTTAAATCTGGGTATGTATATTGTGGAATATACATAGAGTACGAGTTCATAGTATTGTCTGTAGTTAATGGGATGGCATTGTTAGTGCTTCCAGAAGCAATTAACGTTTTATTGCTCACTCCATCTGAGTCTACGTGATAGACCTTATAGTAATGGTGTAGGTCTGTAGAGCCTGCTTGTCCCCAAGTATGGAATAGGAAAAAGCCCGGATCTATAATCAGCTGTTGTAGAGCACCGGCCCCCATAAAGAAGGAAGCAACTTGAGTTTCTCCAACACTAACCGAACCAGTTATGGTGGTTTGAGTTGATGTGGTAGGGGATACAAGAATAGTTCCATCTATTGGAGTTCCAGTAAAAGATCCACCCGCAGTATCAAAATAATAAACAAGTCCACCAGCAGTTCCAGACTCACCTTGTGGACCAGTAGGGCCTGTGGCTCCAGTAGGTCCGGTAGGTCCAGGCACTGTGCTATCAGCACCTGTAGGGCCTGTGGATCCTGTAGGTCCAGTCGCTCCTGTTAAACCTGTGGATCCGGTGGGACCAGTAGGTCCAATCTCTCCCACATTTCCTTGAGGTCCAGTTGGTCCAACATCTCCTTGTAATCCTTGTGGTCCTGTAGGACCTGTAGATCCAGTCTCTCCTGTTGCACCCGTTGCACCCGTTGCACCCGTTTCTCCTTGAATACCTTGAGGACCAGTGGGACCAGTAGGACCAGTTGCTCCTTCGGCAGCAGCTTGTCCAGGAATACCTTGAGGACCTGTTGGTCCAGTAGGACCTGTTGGTCCTTCTACTGTTGATTGAGGTCCTGTTGGTCCTGTATCACCAACCAATCCTTGTGGACCTGTTGGTCCAACATTTCCTTGCAATCCTTGAGGGCCGGTAGGACCAGTATCACCAACAACACCTTGTGCTCCAGTTGGACCAGTAGGTCCGGCTACTGTACTGGCTGCACCTGTCGCACCTGTCGCACCGGTTGCGCCCGTTGGTCCCAGATTACCTTGCAGACCTGTGGCACCTGTAGGACCAGTAGGTCCTGTAGCTCCTTGTGCACCTGTAGGTCCTGCAGAACCTGTTGCCCCTGTTGGTCCGGCCACTGTACTAACAGGGCCTGTGGGACCGGTTGGTCCGGTATTTCCAACATCACCTTTAGGACCTACAGGACCGGTTGGTCCTTGAATACTACCAACGTTATCCCACTCTTCATTTAGATCATCCCAAACATAGAGAGATCCATTGATTAGATATCCATCTCCTGGATTTCCTGAAGCAGGAAGTGAACTTGTATAAGGCAGAGTACCTAAAATTGTTACGCTTGTTCCAGCAGGACCTGTTGGTCCAGTAACTCCTTGCGGTCCAGTAGCACCTCTAGATCCAGTAGCTCCTGTAGGGCCAGTGTTTCCTTGAATACCTTGTGGGCCTGTTGGGCCTTGTGGACCTACACCACCTGTAGGACCAGTAGAACCTGTAGGGCCAGTAGCTCCTCTATCTCCACGTGCACCTGTAGATCCTGTTGGACCTGTAGAACCGGTAGGCCCTGCAACAGTTGATGCAGCGCCTGTTGGTCCTGTTGGTCCTGTTGGCCCAGTTAAACCTATAGGACCTGTCGCTCCTATAGGGCCAGTTGGACCCATAGGACCAGTTACACCTCTGCCGTCATCAAAGATAACAATCTCTGGGCTTTGTTCAGTAATCTCTACTAGCTCTGGATCAGACATGGTCACTTCGTAATCTGAGGCTTAGTAAATACTTTGCCTTCTAGGTATGTACGCACTGCTCCAGTAGAGTCGTTTGTCAACTGGATGTCGTAATAGGCGGTTCGTGGAAGATCTTTTGTTTGTGCGCTTGTAAGTGACAGAGTGATAGTGTCTAATGGTCCATTAGTTACGGATGCACTCTTTGTAATAGCAAAGTTTTGCAAAATAATTGGGCCAACTTGATTGCTTGGGAAGGTAGGGAACAAACGAATCTGCGATAGAGGTGTGTACCCAGCCAAGTCAAGTGTGAACTTAAGTTGAATGCTGAAGTTATCTCCTGAGTACAATGAAAGATCTTTGTTGACCACTGGGCTTGCAGGGGTGATGTCGCCGTAATCTGGAACAGAAAGGCGAATGCGTTGCGGTAGTGATCCATCATCAACTTCTTGTGGACGATACATAGGGATGTATCGGTTTGTGCGGCGACTGATGCGCTGCAAGTTAAATACATCAATCTTATAAAGACCTGTACCTAAAAGGCTACAAAGCTCTCGGTACTGTTCTTTGCGTTGCCCGATAATATCCATTAGCTGTCGGAAACGCTCTGAACGTGGAATAGATACTCCGTCAGGAGAGATAATGTCAATATCAAATGCGGCATCGGTAGCCAAGGTATATAAGGCCATAGTTGAGGCTAATAAGACCACTGGGTACTCATCTACACCTGGCAGAGTAGCCATAGTTATACGAGCTCCGCCACTGTCTGTAAGGTTAGCTGCGTGCTCAGAAAAAGCGGTGTTTACGTAGTATTGGATTTCAGCATCTGTAAAGTACTTGTGAGCTGTTCCAGACATAATAACCGTAGCGTTTAGTGGGGCCACTGCTCCAAGCGTGACCATGCCAATCACTTCTTCGACTGTAGCGGCGTTTGATACTTCAACACCATTAACTTTGATAGATAGGGATGTGCCATTTACAGGCGCTTCAGTAAGCTGGAAACGCTTACGTTCTCCGTCCCCTCGAAATTCTTCTACGAAGGAGCGGTTTAGATCTCCGATCTCTGCTCTTAAGCGATCGGATAGGGATGCTAAAGTGGCCACAGATCCTCTTATTCCTCAGTAAGTACAACTAATAATCGCAGGAAGAGGGAAATTTATCAGTATAAAGAAAGACCCACTTCGACAGGAGGGCGATTGTCGAAGTGGGTACATCTCTAATAGGGCTTAGAGGCGTTCGTACAAATAGCCCTTTTCCTGTAGGTGCTGAGCTACATGCTTAGCTACCTTATATTTTTGACCAGCTTTGAAGGAATAATGATTTCCTACACCAATGGTCACAAACTCTAGATCCTCTGCCAAGCGAATTACTTGTGAATCATCTGCAAGTGTTACTCCTACAGACTCAACTTCGTCAATTACTGTTGCTGGCTTATTAGGTTCAGTGAGGTCAAGAACCTCTGTCTCAAGCTTAGCAGCTGCTGCAGCTGTAGCCATTGACATTTCACCTGCACGTTGTGCAAGTTCTTCTGCGTGAGCCTTAACTTGCTCTTCGCGTTGACGTCCTGTGACGTCTGTTACTTTTGCTTTTGCCACGATTATTATTCTCCTATAGGTTGTTGTGGTTGGGGGCGGGTTTTACCCCGCCCCCAGTTACTACTTAGATTAGTTGGTTTCTGCAATAACTACAGACTGGTCAGTGATTAGACCAAGACCGTAGATAGCATACCAAGCAAGTGCATGCTCACGACCGAAGTCAAGAATACCGCCATCGCGGAGCTCGACTGGAAGAGAGATAGCGTGACCGAATGCGTTGTCACCGATGAAGATAGCTGAGTAGCGATCCTTGTTACCGTTACCTGTCTTTGTTGCAGGTGATGTGTAACCTCCACCAGTTGGGTAGACGATTGATCCTGGAGCTACAGCTGTGTCAGTTGTGTAGTTTGCACCAGCACCACCGGCAACCTTTTCGATCTGTGTTGTCTCGATGAATACTGTGTCGTATAGACGACCAATTTCACCTAGCATGAAGTTACCTGGAGCAGCGTACTTTGTTACTTCGATGAACTCTGGGTTGTCACGAAGCTTGCGGCTCTGGTGTGGGTGAATGAATGCAACATATGTCTCACCTAGGCGAGGGATGTTCTTTGTTGCCAATGTCTCTACTGCATCCTTAACAACACCTGTTGTTAGGTCGAATGCACCAGTCATTGAAGCACGGGAAGTACCAGCGGTACCTGTTCCGTACCAGTCATTTGCAGCTGAAAGACCTGAGCGGTCATAACCGTAGATAACTGATGATGCTGCCATGAGTGTGTCACGAGCCTGACCATCTAGGTAGAGGGCCATGTTACGTCCAAGAAGACGTGAAGCTGATGCCATAACGTCATCGAATGATGCGTTAAGTAGTAGTTCTGAAACAGCAATTGCGTAGCCATGCTCTGCAACTGTGATTGAGAACTGCTGTGCTGTCAATGCGTTTGTTGACATACGGACACCTTCAACAAGTGAAGATGCAAATCCGAGGTTGTTGTAACGCATGAAGTTGATCTGGAGACCAGGTGCAACGCCTAGTTCTGTCTTCTTAACAGCGAACTGTTCGAAGCGTAGGATTGGCATTGACTGGAAAAGGATTTCCTTTGACCAGATGGTTTGAATTGCTTGTGTAAGCTGGCTGTTAGCGCCAGAATACGCTGTAGGTGCTGCGGCTAAATTGCCGGTACCTGTTACGGCTGATGCCATAGTCGGTTTTACTCCTTAGTTAGATTAATGGATAGGTAAGTGTTTACCCGAAGATTCCCTTATTTCGATCGTTCGCTGCTTTTCCAAGAAGCTTTGATCGGTATTTTGCGTACTCGGTAACCGACATGGCAGCAATTTGTTCTGCCGTTAACTGATTTTGCTCCATATTAGTGTCCATCGGTCCGGTTGGCGGCGCGGTTACCCGGCTGCCGGTCATTTCTTTACGTGCATTCTGCATAGCAGACTGCGCCGATTCCAAGATTCGGGAGCTGCGCTCACGCAATCCTGTAATACTACTTTCGATCTCTTCCTTGGTATTACCAGAGATTAGATCTACGAGCTCGGGCATAATATTATCCCGCTCGTCTTCCAAGCGACGAGTACGATACTCTGTGAGTTCTGCGTACTGGCGCTCGCGTTCTAGAAGAGCGAATGTGCGTTCACGCTCGAGCTTTTCAGACTCAAGCTTTTCTGCCCATTCTTTTTCTTTTGTTTCAAGAAGTTGGCGGATATCCATCTCTGACTCGGCTTTACGCTTTGCGTCTGCTTCTGCTTCGGCACGTTGACGTTCAACCTCGGCTAAACGCTCTTCTCGTTCCTTCTTCAGCAAGGATAGCTCTTCTTTTAGAGAATCAATTTGAGGGTAGAGCTTTGATTTCTCTTGCTCTCGTACTCGCTTAAGATCCTCTTCAGTGTATTGGCTCATTATTACATTTGAGTTTTCTACTGAGGTTACTACATTTGTAGCTGGTGTTGATGTTGGTACGTCAGTCAAGAAAGCTTCTTGAGCTGCCGGAGTATCAACAATATTTGTTGCGTCTGACATAGTTGTTCCTTAGGTGTAAGAGGTCGTTGTCCGAATTAATGCCACGATGACCTGCGGATATTTATGTGGTATTAGGCTGGCAAATTTTTCATCATTTGTCTGCCTAAATCTATTATTCTTCTTTGTCTTGATCTGGGGTACGACGCTGAGGCATTTTCGTGCCGTAAGCTTCCGTAACCAGATCTACCTGGGTTTGGGCTAGCTCTTGTAATACATCCTTTTCTAGAGGACTAATTACACCTGGCTGACCGAATGGTCCAGGACCTACTCCGTCTCCTGGCACAGCGCCTGGAGGAGGAGTTCCATCAGGCATCATACCAGTGAGGGAGACGATAGATGCCGCAATCTGATTCTGTACAAGCTTAAGGGCTCCGTCTGCCTTGGCGTCGGAGATAAGCTCTGAACGAATCTCTTCAAGCTTCTCGTCTGGGAATTCTTCGCCTAGCTGGCGTAAAGCACCTTCACGGCTTTCAAGACCCATGTTCATCTTCTGCTGAATCTCGCTAAGGACAATTAGCTTATCCAAAGGTAGTGGAGGTGGGAAGTGAACTGTAGATTCAAAAGTAACAGGGTTGTTTAGATCAAGCACAGGCATCTGGAACTTTTTGATAGGTCCATTAACTTCTGGGCGGTACATAAAGCCTTCTGGCTCTTTAAACGCCAAGGTCATCAAAACAAGCTCATTGATTCTCTGAATACCTTCACCATACTGTGTAATCTTCTGGTGATAGCGGTTCATCAATGGCTGGTACTGAATAGACAATGCAACGCCTGAAGTGTTAGAGATTGGCTGTACTTGTCCTAGAGCTGTCTCTGGAACACCAACCATCTCATGCATAGCTGTCTTAATGATCTTTAGATACTCCATAGCGCCTGCGAGACCTTGTCCGCCGCCTTCTAGGTTGAATACCTGAGCATCCTTTGGAAGACCACCCCAAACCTTCTTAGGTCCCTTTTCAAGACCAGAAGCTTTAGCACCAGTGATAACTGTTACTGGAGCTGCGTGGTAGTTAATAATGTCCGCAATATCTGTTGCTGTTTCGTTGTAGTTGCGGTTTAGAACAATGATGTCGTGGCAATCTGAAAGTCCCCATGGTGATCCAGAAACACGAACGTTAGGGATATGTACTACCGGCACTACGCCGATTGGGTTAGGACGAGAGTCAATAAGTTCGTCGTTGATATATTCTTCAATACGATCATCAGTCAAGATTTCAGTGTAGGTGTATACCTGACGAGTACCTTCTGTAGATGTACCCCAGAAACGGTACTTTAGCTTAAAGCGGATCAGACGATTTCTATCGTGTGGGTGGAACTCTGGGAAACAGAAAGATGAGTTCAAAGGAAGAATACGAACCTTGCCTGGATGTGCTCGACCGGCTGGATCTACGTAAGCCTCTTCATAGGCTACTTTAACGAAGCAGTCTCCGGAAACTCCGCCTTGCTGGCCCATTTCCCACATAACTGATTGCTTATCGTTATCGGATTCCCAGACTCGCTTTAGTAGGTCTGGAACTACTGCTTCGGTAACTGATGGGCTTCTAAACTGTGCGCCACGTCCGAAAGTAAAGTTAATGATGTAATCTGTAAAAGCTCTGTAATAGTTATATACCATCTGTGCTTCGCCAATTTCACGGCGATAAGACCAGTGATGGCCAAGATACATAGCCCAGTTTAATGAGTAGCGATTTAGACGTGGACCATGGACTTCAAACTCTTCGTCTGCAAGTTCTACAAGACCGAGAGGAGAAATCGAGATGGTTAAGTCAGATGACGCCGCTCTATAACTGGGAGGCGAGAAATCAATACCACCGGCCATTACTTAGCTCTTCCTGACATATTATTTGCCCCCACGCTTAAAATATTTATTGTCAACATTTGTTGACTTTGCCTTCTTCTTTTCTTCTTCTTTTTTCTTTATAGCTTCTGTTTTTGGATCGGGATTAGTAACGTCTTTCTTTGATGACACATATTGTCCGCCACGTTTTTTATATTCATTACTTGCCCATTTAGCTGCTGCATATCCTAAACCACTTCCACGGTGTGAAGGGTATTTAGCTTTTGCCTGCGACACTACGGAGTTCCAAAGCTTTTGGTCCGCCGCTATGTTTGCCACTTATCCTCCTAAGCTATTAAGGCATCCCAGCCCCGGAGAAGGGATACAGGGCTGGGGTGCCTCTATAGTCTACTGTACTTAGTCAGCTACCTGTGCAGGATTTACACGCTGGTAGCGTGAGCCTGAGCGAATAACTTCTTCGATTTCAATCTGAGAGTGATCTCCAAAACTGCCTTGTGAAAACTCACCAAGATAAATTGGTGCTTCTACCCAAGCAGCAGATCCAACGTGGGCGCGAGCCTTCATTGTCTCTTCTGGATACTTCTCCATGACATTCATGTTGTGGTTTGGACGACCGGCTGGTGTGTCATAGCCGGAGTCAAGTCCTACCTGGAAGTCATTTGGTACATCGGTGTCTGTTGCAACGCCTTCTTCAAAACGAAGTGGGCCACGAAGGCCTGGTGTTGCAGGAGACATTTTGCGCTCATAGGTTGCGCCAACCTTCTCAGGGAACTGAGGAGTTGGGGCGATATTGCTTACTGCCATTATTTTCTCCTATAGGGATTGAGTTTGAGGGTCCTCAGGTAAAAGTATCGACCTATTTCAAACGTTTAGGTATCTAAACCTTAAAAAAATGGTGAAGAGCTAACTTCTACCGATGGCATAACCATATCCTGTGTTAGGGAGCATGCCAGGGCTAAAGAGTCAACAAAGTCGTCGTGGGCATGGGCTTCATCCGGAGCCTCAACTGTAAAGTTAGGACCCTTGTATTTGACCTCTGCATCCGTCATTTGTTGAAAAAACTTCTTCCAGATACGTAATCTTCTAGTTTTTGCATGGGCTGGCCATGAAACCATTTGACGCTGGATAAGAGCCTGTAAGTGCTTCCAACGACGTGACTGCTCTGATGGGCTAGAAGAGATCGGGATAACCTCAGCTCTGGGCATAAGGATCTTCATACGACCAGCTACGGCGTCTCCTACACCATTGGCGTCTACGCCGATAGCTAACACGTCGTAGTTTTCTAAGAAGTTAACAATCTGAAAGTATTGCTCTTCCCAATCGTCTCCTTGAATCTCTAACCAGTTCAAAACTCTATGGTCGTAGTAACCAAACTCGTCTGGTCTATCCCAGTCAACCCACACAACAGTTACAACTGTGGAGTCCATCTTACGTGCAGGGTCAATACCTACAACAACCGGAGAACGATGCCATGTCTTTACTAGTTCTTGAGATGTGTCACCAAGCTGTTCCATAACCGTAGAGGTTACGAACATACCTCTTTCAAGCAACCACTTGCAGTTGTAAGAGAGCTGGAACTCATCGGAGTCCTCCCCAATACGTAGCATCTCTTTCTTGATGAACTTCTCATAGTTATTGTTGAACTTAGCCACATCTTTCCAGTCCCATTGGAAATGGTTCTGTTTAGCAGATCGCCCTGTCTGACGTCGTTTATTAAGTTGAATGGCTTTATAGAAGTTGTTCTTACTTGTAGTTGGAGTGCCTGTCTTAACAATCGTAGCGTTGTAGTACGCACCCATAGGAGCAATAGACTTAGATACTACGAAGTCATCCGCTTCCTGGCACTCGTCAATGATAATTAGGTGGAACGACTTAGATTCGATCTTAGCTCTTGGGTTAGCTGTCATCATCATAAGCGTAGATCCGGAGTTCTTAAGCTTGATGTTCTTTACGATACCCGGCATCTTTGTTGCAATATCGTCGATCTCAGGATCCCCAAGAACTTCAATAGCTCTTTCACTAGTTAAGCGGGATACGGTACGTCCGTAAAGAGTTTCTACCTGAGACTGGATAGGTGCAAACATACCTACCCAAATACCGTCACCAAACTTACCTAAAAGATCTGGGTACATGCGAGCAAGACGCGGAAGGATAACCATCAAGGTAGCTACAGTATTTGCAATCGTTTCTGATTTACCAGACTGACGTGCAGCAAGAGCGGTTACTTCTTCACCATCGTTTATGAGTACAGATTCAATAACTCTGCGAGCTAGAGGCTCTTGATATGGGTGAAGCTTGTGCCCCACCAACATTTCCATAAACTGCATGATTTTTTCTATCAATGCCTTTACAAACTCTTTAGAGAGTTCGTCTAACTCTTCGATATCTTCTTCAGGCAGATCTTCAAGGTCATCGAATGCTGGTACATCGAGTTCCTCAAATTGTTCATCTTCAAAGTCTTGCATTAGACTGCCTTCTATTGATTGTTTCTACGATAGTGTAAACGACTTCAGCGTTTAATCTAGCCTCTTCTAAGTAGGAAAGGTCTTCTGACTTCTGCCATGCAGCTAAATTGCGTCCAATAGGGTAAAGAGCTTGCTCTACCCACTGGACTAGTTCCGAAGTCGGAAGCGACTCTACTCGCTTCTCAACTCTAGTTTTCTGTCGCTCCTGCTTCTGCTTCTTGCCCAAACCGAACATAATCCCAGTCGACCTCCTCTGTGTCCATAGCCCTGCCACGTATTGCATTTGTTAAGGCTTGACTTTCGTTTAAACTCTCGCCCCACTTACCTATTACTAAAGCTAGTCTAGTAAACGGTAGTCGTATAGATAACCCTACTCCAAAACGGAAAGGTTCGCTAATTTCTTGTGTCTCTGCACGTTCCCACAACACTGGCGGTTTTATTGGGTAAACCAATGGATGCCAGTAGAAGTGGCCTACGTCACGAGGATTCGCCATCGTTATCTACCTCACATACGTGATCTGGCACTTCACGTTCACTTATGATTTCTAAACAGACACGGCATTTAAAATATTTAAGTGGCGCAAAATTATTTTGCGCTGTTCCACCTATTGCCGTCTCTCCTCCGCCATTATCTGGTTCATAGTCTACAACAACTTCTGGACGCTGAAACAATTCTGGTGGGAAAGGACCTTTAGCATATGTTGCAGCATCAGGCACAGGATGACCCTGTTTTGTTGCAATACGTTCAATTCTCATTAATCATAGTCCGATTTCTATAACAATTTAATAAAGATATATTATATCGGTTTGCGGGTGGCTGACACCCTGTATTTACTGGTATGGTATTGCTATGGCCAGAGCAATCTGGCCATCAGCACCTCCGTAACAAAAGGGTTGCAGACCGAACTTGGCAGAAAGAGGCCAAGTTGCTTAGTATATGTGACAGATATACGAAGTCAGGACTGGCCTTCTAGCCTAGGAGACCGAGTGCAAAGTTATGAAAGATCGCATGTAGCAATGTTAGTCCTATACGGACTACTACTTATCGGAATACCAAAAGCTCTAGCTGCAGACACACCTGTAGTAGATGGGGCGACAGTAACTGTTCAAGTAGTAAATCCGTTAGACAAGTACCGCGGAGCCACCGAGCTCACTGATACGGAACTTGTTGACTTACTGTCACTGGTTGGCTTTGAGGGTAAATCCTTAAAAACAGCTTGGGCCGTAGTTATGCGGGAATCCAGGGGTAACCCAACATCCCGGAATAATACTCCAGCAACTGGGGATAACTCTTACGGGCTATTCCAGATCAACATGATTGGTGGTCTTGGAGAAGTTCGCAGGGGAAAATTTAATATCGAAAAGGATAGTGATCTATTTGATCCAGTAACCAATGCTCAGGCAGCCTTCTATATGACGGCTCGTGGGACAAATTGGGGTTCTTGGGGATTAGGTCCTGACGCTTACGATGGTTCTCCAGAAGAACCGAGTGTTACCAAATGGTTGGATGACTTTCCAGCAAAATAAGAAAGGCCCGGGAAACCGGGCCTTTTTTATTCCTCTAAATGTTTTAGTTCACAATCACGGGCTAATCCAGGAACAACATAGATTTTCCCGCAGAACTCGCAGGTCCATCGCTTAATGCGTTCTTTGTCGTCCAAGATTACTTTTTACCCGCTCTACGCTTATTCTCCTTAGCTGTGTTCTTACCATGCTTAAGGGGACGCAAATTGCTTGCCTTGTCATTATCGTGGTTATTATCTTTATGGTCTACATCTGTATCCTTAGATAACTTGCCGTGCTTCTTCTCATACTTAGCTCGAGCAGCGTTTTTAGAGGTAGTGTGCCACTTACCAGATTTATCCTTGTAATGCTCTACAATGATCTTACGGCCACCGTTTTGAGCTGATCCTTTGTACTCTTTACCGCCAGCTACTTCTTTTTTCTTAGTTGCCATTATTTTTTAGCTTTCTTTGGCTTTGCTACCTTGTCCTTACCTGAACCTTCAGGAACACAGTTAGGGACCTTCTTACCGTCCTTAGTCTTCATACCTACTTGGACGTAACCTTTCCAACATGGATTAGTAGCCATTAGCAATCCCACTTTCGTAGAGCTAGCGCCTTACGAGTTGGTTTACCGTTCTTATCTTTCATAGGACCTGGCATACCACTCATACGGGCGCAGAAAGATTTACGACGTGCAGCATCTTTAGGGGACTTCTTAGCCTGTGATGATGAAACTGGCGGCTTTAATGTCCCACCGGTTTCACGCTTGTATGAGGCACGACCCTTAGCATTAAGTCCACCTTCAGGGTTCTTACCTTCTTTACGTTGCCACGCTGCTGTTTTAGCCATTAGTTTAGATCCTTCCGATCTTTCCACGAATCACGTTCAACCCCACACTCGTGTGTTAACGCTTTGTAGTCGATAGCATTCTTTTGCTGTATGCCGCCAATTATAGTCTCGTAATGGTCGCAGTCACGGCAATGAAAGCCAAATATGTTTTTACCTCCTGGCCCTTCACCTTCTTTGGTAAAGCGCAGCACATCATGGTCTGTAGGCTGTTGTCCAGGGGGTTGTGGTTTGCGTTTACGCGGGCGTCCCATTAGTTACTAGACTCCCCGCTTGCGCCCCTTCCAGGGGTCCGTAGAGGCACGCTCTTGTCTATTTTAGGTAGATAAGGTAGGCCTGTTAAGTACTCCGCTGCTTCTCTTGCGTGTAGGCGTAGAGACTTATGAGCCGGAGCACTTTTAGGCTTCTGGTTAAAACTAGCCTTGCGTCCCATCTGTTACTCCGCTAGAGCTGCAGAGTTTGGCGGACGCTTTAGTGGACGTGTCTTTTTACCCTTAACTCCACCCTTAGTAGAATTGGTGACTACATCTGTACCTTCAACTCTTTCACCGGTTTGAAGGCTACGACGACCGCCTCCACGCTTTGACAGCTCAACTACACCAGTAGATGGAGGTGTTTGAGTTGTAGGACGAGCTGCAGTAGCTGCTGGAGATCCAACATCGAAGTTCTTACGTGGAGGGTTCATTCCGCGAATGGTGTTTCCACCTACGTTTTCAACATTTCGTTCAGCATCTGTTAATGTACGGATGTCTCCAAGCATAAACTGACGTGTTTTGTTCATTGGTGATCTAGGACTAAAATCAAGTTCTTCTTGCTGATATTCAGCTTTAGGTGTAGAACCTGTAGCTTTGCGAAGATCCTCTATACCAGTGGTCTGTGGTCCAGTAGGTTCGTAAGTAATCTCTCCCTTTGGTGTTTCTCCAGGCCCAGCAAAATTTGACGTAATAGTCACTTTGTCTGAAGCATCTGTAATTCCAGCTTCTGCACGCTTACGTAAAACACGTGAATCAGAAAGTCCAGTATTTATTGTTTCTGCAGGTTGTGCATTTAGAATAGTCTTGCGTTCTACCAAACCAGCATCAGCTCGTGTATCAACTCCTGCAGGCAACGGTCCTTCAGCAAACTTGGTGTTAACAAGCGCAGGGATGCCTCGTCTACGTTCTACGTTTCCATAGTTTTCAAAACCAGGAATGATTCCTTGCTTAGCACCACGTGACGGAAGTGCTTGAACACCCATAAACTGTTTTCCTACACGACTATCGCCTTGTAGAAGACTACGGCTTTTATCGCTTCTAGGTCCTTTAGCAATAGCTTCTGTAGCATCTGTAGCAACGTCTCCACCAAAAGCTGCGGCAGCGTCTGCTCGGTTTTCTTCTTGACGAACAGGAGTTGCCTGATCCGCTCCACCAAAAGCACCACCTAGCACTTCAGCTGAAGATTCAGCTGGGGACTTGAATTGTTTTCCAAGACCCATAGTACCTTGGACGACGTGAACACTTCGACCAGTTCCTGGTACGCCAGAACGTGGTGCAAGAGGTACAAGATTACCGTTTGCATCCTTAACGTGTGGTAGATCATCATAAGTAACGATGTTGTCATCACCGGCTTTAGGAATATCAACGATGTCACGCTTGTACGTAGTTGTTGCTGGAGCACCACCATTTTGGGTAAATCCAGGCATAGGTACGGTTACTTGTCGTTTGACACCAATACGCTTACCTTCTGCTGCAAGCTGTTCAATTAAATTCTTTGTATGTTCAGCGTGAGCTGGTCTTGTACCGGCACGTGTTCGTCCTTCACGAATAGCGTCTGTAATGTGAGTTACATTTGAAGTAAAACCTTGTGGGTCAGAAAGGTTACTGTCAGTAAAACCCTCTGGCGGTGGAGTAAATGACCAAGAACCTGCAGCATTTTTGCTGTGACCAAAACGAATAGATACTGGCATGTAGTCTCCAGCACGCTTTGTAACAGTGTTTGCATAGCGAAGCGCTGGATTGTCTTTAGCCGCACCTGAAATTGCAGGGGTTTCACGAAGAACGCTTGTACCTTCAAACTCATTTTCGCTCTGAACGCCACCCCAAGGATGATTAAGTT